CAACGAGATCTTGTACGTCTCCCACTTCTGTTATGTTGAAGTTTTTAAAATCAAGTAATATGGCATTTTTCTGAAGGGTTCCATCTTCCATTCGGACGGGCTGTAATGCTCTGACCGCATTTTCACCTAGGTGCCGATTTTTTAAACAGACCAATTTATGAGTTCCAAAGTGAGGGCTTTCTAGGAGCTCATCATGAGTTCTATTACGTAGTAAGAATAAGTGAGAACTAACTTGTTGGATCCTATCTGAAAGCGAAACAGTGCTTTCATCTTCGACTATATTATCTGAAGATCTATTGTTAGTAATTCCAATTCTATTACCTTGAACACTCGTCATCATTGCAATCATTGGTTTTTTGTCATATACAACACTAGTTTGAACAAGGTGTTTGAATTTTTCAACCATTTCTCCAACAATTTGCCACTCACTTTTGTTATTAAATTTTTCAGAAGCGGTTTTGATGTAGTCATAATTTAATATCATATGATTCCCTCTTCCAACTTTGGCATAGTAGAATCGAATTACTAAATTAATAATTTGATCTATACTCATACCACCTACATTAAAATAATGTAGCTTGTGTTTTTTAATTTCTTTCCAAACTGAACGAACTTTATTTACTACATCTTGCCCAGCCTTCCTCCATTTTCCTGTCTCAATTAAATATACAGGTACATCGGACATAGATGAACATATTCGAGCCATAAGTTCTTCTTGACTCATTTCTCCATTATCAAGGTGTAAAATAGGCATGTAGCCATTTATCTCAGAAGTTTTTAAGCAGTAATCTATGCAGAACTGAGTCTTTCCAACTCCTGAACGAGCACAGATAACAGACAGATTGCCTGGCCTAAGTAAGGATCCGTACATTTCATGGAGCCTTGAGTGTGGACCAAGAAAACCATAGTTATCCATTGGGTTGTTACCTCTTTCCTCAATAAACTCTTCCATTCGGGAGCAAAGATCTTGAGGTATATTTTCACCATTATCGTATATCGACAAAGAATCATTATATTCTTGATCGGCCATCTCAACTAACTCTATGAAACTCGTCTCTGGTGGAGCGGATTTCATTTTTGATTTTATTTGATCTGCAGTTTTAGAAACCTGTCTTCTTACTGAGAAGTTTTTAAGTTCTTTAACTAAATCAATTAAATTATCAGGATTAGTTTTGCGTAAAGAAAGTGACTGAATATAATCTGAAATATTAATGTTATCCTCAAAGGAGAGGCCTAATGCATTCATTCTCTCTGAGAGAATAACATAGTCAATCTTCTTACCTGATTCGATAGAGTTTTTGAGTATTGAAAAGATTGTCCTATTGACTTGAGAGCTACCATTATAAAAATCATCTTCTGTAATTAAGTGAGATATCTCTATAAAAGAATCTGGGTGATTAATGAGCGTGGCAAGACATTGCCTTTCTAGATCGTAAGAATGCATAACTGTAATACTAGGAGTATATTATACGAGGTAAGAAAAGTCAAGACTAATCTTGATCGCCGTTCATGTCGAGAGGAGAGTCTGCTCCCTCAAGATTAATTAAATATTGCTCAAGAGATTTACGGATTCCCATTTCAATAATTTGCGTTGCCGCTTTACATAAAATTAATGGAGTGCCGTTTTGATCTGTGTAAGCTAATAAGAAACCTTTAGAACTGTCGTGAGAATTTCCAGTAAATTCATATAATTTTTCAAGAAGCTCTTCAGGCATTTGAAAAGTTGGTAGGTTGTCTGGGTTAATGTTACTCACTAATATATTATACACTAGTTAGAGACTAATGTCAAATTTTTTACGAAAGAACTCCTTGGAAAGTTTGTCTTTTTCTTTCTCATATATTTCAATTAATTTAATATTATTTAATTCACAAAAGTCATGCTTTTGATGATCTCGCTTGAGTTGCATTAGGTAGTTATTTTTATAATTGCCGTGAAAGAAAGGGACATATTTTGTATGCTGCCCCCCTTGGACTTCCACTGCTATTTTTTCATTAGCATTATAAAAGTCGAAAGTCATTCGAGTACCCGCGACTGGAAACTCTTCAAATACGACATGCCTATTCCAGTAATCTTTAAGAAAATCTTTGACGCTTTTTTGAAATTTACTTTTACTGCCTGACTCCCAATCTATATTGTATTTTTGTATACCTATAATCTTGCGAGTAGAGCCAGTTAAGGTTTTAAACTTCAACCTTCGATTCTTTCTTCAGGTTTGTAGTGTTTGAATCTATCGTGAGTGACGGTAGAAGCTAACAAAACCGCAGGTTTAATTTCACCTTTTTTAGTTTCTTGAAAAATATGAGACATCCAAGTCTGTTCATAAGGGTGTACCCACTTCGTATTGATAAACATTTTCTGATTGCCAGACTTGCTAACAATGTGCGGCCAATTAGCATAATAAATTTCCCCGTCGATATAAGGAAGCCCACCAAGTGAATTAATGTTTTTAAATGTTGTTCTAGGGCAATTTGGATCAAGTCCAGTAGTGGGCAGCTTGTCGTAGTCTGGCCAGTTTGAGGTTCTGACATCCTGAGGAACATTATACCAACTAACTTGCACTTGGTTGTCCATATATACCTCAGTAAAAGAAAGTTTAAGGAAGTCAAACCTTTCTTTCAACATAATTTGATGGATTTTTTTATAAAGATTTGGGATGTGTTTTTGGAATCCATTTCGGCATAATCCTTCCTCTGGGTCTGATATTGTCATATCATCTTCGAAGAATAAATAAAAATCAGAATCGCTGGAGTGAAAATGCTCTGCAGCAAATTGCCTGCCTCCGCAGATTCCAGTGTTCTTATTCATTATTATATGATGAAATCCGTATTTATCACAAATCAATTTATTGCCCGCGCGAGCTTCTTGATTTGTAGAGTTGTCAATAACAATTTTTTGAAAAGGGTGAGTTAAGAAGCCTTCATGTTTTTGTAGAGACTTAATCGTCGCTTCGAGTTGCTCAGGGAAATTGAATGTTAAAAAATATAAATTAGTTTTTATGCTAGATATATCATTAACGACTGGTTTGAATTGATTTTTAGGTTTATCAACGGGAACTAAATTGGCAGTATCATCGTTGATAGCTTGCATGAATTTTACAATTAAACCGTTACTGTCCAGCTCGTAGCGTCGATAATTATCAGGGTGCAGTTTTGCTAGTATAGCAAAAATGCTTTCTTCTGTACCAGCTAAGCCTTCATTGATAGTTCTTTCAAGAAGATGGTAATACTCTCCATTAGCTTGAGATATAAAATCTTTGTGCCCACCAAATAATCCACCGCGACAAACATAATCAACTTTGGAGCCAGCGTATCTATTGATAGCATTAAATTCAAAGCCATGAATTTCCTTATCAGCTTCGTAAGGGTAAGAAAGGAATAAAAACGGATCTAAATTTTTGGTGATACGGTCTAGATTTGTAGACTCGTAAAAATAATTTTCATAAACTGTTTGACTGATTCCTGCGTCGAGCCATATAAAATAGTCCGTATCAAATGGATTCCATACTTTTGAGTCATGCAAGAAAAACATTTTGGACATGACGATAGGATTGTAGTATTCATTTTTACACTGAGGACTTTCGGGTAGCCAGCCCGCCTGATTTCGCCACTTTTCGCTAGTTCTAATTAATTGCCATTTGTCCCAAAAAGGTGAAAACATTCCAGTTTTGATATCCTCTAATTCATAAATGCGAACAAATGTGTTTTCCTTTGATCGGCGCTCCCACACAAATGACTCCAGCGACTTAGGAATCCAGAGTACCATATTGCATGGAATTTTTAGAAATTTATCAAAGTGCTCTTCATATCTAGACCAATCGCGTCCGACGCGATTAATGTCCCAGAGGCCACTAACTATGGTTAAATTGTTGTTCATTTGTTATCTTTTACTACATATATTATAACATTTACATAGTGAAGTTCCATACTGTTTTAAACTAAATAATTCTGAAGGGGTAATACTGCATTTGTGGTCTGAACCATTCATTGATTTTGACAGGGTAAAATGTTTTTCCACAAAAGATGCCCCTCTTGCTATAGCTAAAAGAGACATTTCAATGCCATGAGTATGGTCTGATATTCCGTAGTATTCAGAACTAGGGTAATCTTTAGGTTGATCTGAATAGTCTTTATACTGAGATGGGTATAGAGATTTGCAAAACAAATATTTCACATTACTATAATCACTCATTATACATTTAGCTTTTTCTAGAGACTCCATGCCCAGTGCTACATAAGTTGGTTTACCTAAATCGCAGATAGTTTTGCAAAAATCTGGGTTTTTTTTAACAGATCTAGATGCAATCTTGTAAATTTTGCAATCATGTTTTTCTGTCCAAGCTAATCTGGTTTCATCAAAGACGCTAAAAAATGGTTCTATAGATTCTTCGTGACACCAATCTAAAACTCTTTTAAATTCTTCATAATCGAATTGACACCTTTGACCTTCTGCTATTAAATGTGGTTCATCTGCAAAAAGTATTTTAGGTTCATATAATTGAAATTTGACTAAGTCCGCACCGTTAATGGAGGCTTGTCTAATTAACTCATGACACAAATCCATGTCACCATTATGATTAATTCCTAGTTCTGCAGCTATAGTAAGACTCATAATATTTTAAGTAATTCTATTATATCGTTTTTTGTATGAATATCAAGCCAATTTGTTACAACAAAACCATTATAACTTATTTTACCTTTGTGAGAGCTTACGAAATTTCTGTAAACATGAACTGCTCCATTGTGAATTAGATCTTCTCCAGTAGTATGCACTTGCCATAAGTTATTATTAATAAGTTTATCTATACATTGATCTATTACTAGGCTTGTAATTTGAGGAGAATTTGCCTGCAATAAAACTATAATATCATCGTCTTGAGCATTAATATATTGTGTAAAATGGTCAACTACTGGCTGAGTCCATACATCATCTCCAGACAGTTCGTGTGGACGATCAATGATTTGAAAATCACAGCATACATTTTTAATTTTTTGATCTTCAGTAGATATATAAAGATTATTTTTATTAATATATTTTGATCCTAAGGCAGCATCTATTGTCCAGAGAATTAAAGGTTTGCCTTTTAAGGGATAAATATTTTTATATTTAAGCCGCTTGGAACCACCTCTCGCTGGTATTAGTGTGTGTATTCTCATTTGTCAGCCATCACAATTATTGAATTATCACCAGTATAAAAAGACTTGATATTATTAAAGTAGTTTTTAACAAGTTTATCGATTACAATATTTCTATCAGTTGAAGGAGCGTTTTTATCACTAGATAAAGAAAAAGACCACTGATGATCTCCAAAATCTAAATGAGAGTGAATTCCAGGAAGCCATCTTTTGCATGTATAAGCAGGTAGATGTAAGAAGATTGAACCAGATTCATTTAGTTTGCGAGACATTGATAAGAGTATTCCTTTAATATCAAAAACATGCTCTAAAGTGTGTGAAGAAAAAATAAAATTCACATCAAAGTCAACACTTTCAATGGTGTTATACTTTACAGGATTATTATTATAGTCAAATTTTAAATTATCCACCACTATTGAATTGCCTATTGGACTTGCAGCTCCTCCGAGATCTATGGAGTTAGATGATTCAAGAATATTTTTTAAATAGTCTCTATGTTGATAAACGCCCTTCCAGCGATAACAGCCGAGTAGTGACTTGGCGTGATTATCGAAGTGCCTATACTTAAAATCTTCTGTTAGTTCCTCAGCATCATTTAAATATTTAAAATACTCATCTTTTGATGTGTTACATTTTTTAAAAAAAATATTTTCTAATTCCATAATTAAAATTTTATTTATTTATACTGGTTAAAGATTTTTCATGTTTCATATATCTATAAAGGGGTAAGTTTAAATATTCAACATTAAAATGTTTATCGAACCTACCTCTTAATTCAACTTCCTCACCAACCCTTTGATTAGAATATCCTCCAACAAAATCTAAACAATCCAACCTGAATAATATTCCGCAAGCTATAGGGTTTTCTTTTGGATTGCTGCGAGCTATAACATTTTCATTAAAATCTACTTGAATATAATCACATGCGACAGCTTGGGATTTATTGTAGTGTGCATAATTGTATAAAAATAATAAAAAGTTTTCATTAATGTAGTCATCTGCATCGACCCTTACGACATATGGAGACCTACATTCAGCTAGACCCCTGTTGCAGCTATGACCCAAGCCTAAATTTTCTTCGTTAAAAATTACCCTAATGTTTTCTTTGTTATTCCAGTAGTTTAATTGAGAGCAACTATTGTCATTACTGTTGTCGTCAATGATTATGATTTCATATTCGTTTTGATTAAAGTTTTGATTTAAGCAAGATCTGATACATCTATTGATATATCGACCGTAATTGTAATTAGTTATTAATATTGAAACTTTTTTCATTTAATATATAATTTAAGATATTTTCAGTGCCGTTGTTGGTTAAATTATCATCTAAAAAAGTAGAATTAGACTCAGTATTAATTGGTTTACTTGATGTATATGGAATAATATGATCTTTATGATCATTGAAATATTTAGATGTATATTTGCATTTAGAATCAGAATATAATGCATATGTTTTACACCCCATAACTTTTGCGATGGTTATCAAACTAGAAGGAAACCAGAAATACGCATGACCTATATTGTTGAATAAGTTATAAAAATCATCAGAAGAAAAATCCTTATCTATTGATTCAAGTTTTTGCACATTCATTGGACCTAAAACTTTTCCTTTAAATTTTACATTATTATGTTTCTCGCAAATTATGTTTACTTTTTCTTCTATACTTTTAGACCAAGGCTTCATTCCTTCTTTTTTCGTTCCAAAAATTACAGCATCGTTGTTTTTTTTTGATTTAATTTCTCTGCTAGCAAAATAATAATCTATTCTTGGACTACCTAGGGCTGGTACGGTTTCTGGTTTACAGCCAAATTTAATCATTAATTCCGAACCTACTTTACCCCAGGTTGGATGGGAAATAGATCCTCTTAAGTTGCCTCTATAATAACCTTCCCCATAGTAAAGCATAGGTGACCCATGCTCTGTTGTGATAACTGGAATCCCTTTTGAGGAAAACTCTTTACATATTTTTCCGCCAGTTAATCCCCAGCACTGATTTAATATTACTAATTTTGGTTGAGGTAGCTCTCCCTTCCTAATTTTACTTAAATTACGCTTTCCTTTATGAAATTTAGCTGTCTTTGATATATTTGAACCTTGATGGGAGAATTCAGTATCAAAAAAACAATCTATATTACTTTCTTTACATTTTAAATAAAGTGGATATAGGTTTTCAAAAGAATAAATATATGGATCTGAAAAAAAATAAATCACAATTTAAAATGATCTTTTTTGCAATATTAAAGATTTACCTTCACTAATATTAGATTGGTATAAAATGCAATTGCTGAAATCATTTTTAATTTGGCAGTAAATTAGTCCAGGAATAGTCTTCATCATATAGTGATATAACGCAATTCATATTATATAATATTTGATTTTAATAATAAATTAAATGTATTTTTAATCATTAAATCCATTGTGAAATTAGATTTATAAAAATTGTAACCATTTCGAGAAATTTTATTTAGGTAATTATAATCTTTTCTGACTGATTGATATTTTTCAATTATGTGTTGAGATAGTAACTCAATATTTTTAGGGATTGGAGTTAAGGCGTTATAGTTGGGTTCCCAATCTATAGGTATATATGTGTCGTCTGGTATATTAATTAATAATTTAGATGTAAATCTAGGTCTAATAAAAGGCATGCCAGTTAGCCAATATTCGATATCACGGTTACACATATCTCTAATGCCTGACATGGAAAAAGCTAATCTAGAGGAAGTTAGCTCTTCATGGTAATTTTTGGATTTAGAGCTTTGAATATTAATACCTTTAATGTTTGATTTAGATAAATGATCTAAGAGATTTCGGACCCCAGGGATCATTAAGCCCCTGAAATAAATGTTGTCGTTTTTAGGGTTATAGCAATTTTCTTTATATGCAGAATTAGTACGCCAAGGTCTAAAATACCAAGGTTTAATTTTAGGTATAATTTCAGGCCAATCTCGCTTAATTATTTTTTCATCATAATGTCCAGAGTAGACGGCTTCAATATTATTAATTGGTAAGTTTTTAAGACCTCCCCTGAGTTGTCTTAGATCGAAGAAAGTTGTAAATAATATACACTTTTCTGTTTTTGGATTAGCTATAAGTAAATTGTTTAAATTGAAGCTTACTTCATAACCAAAAAGATTTCTAACTCCGTACCCAGAAGAATCTTTACCACTAGGCTGTATGTGTTTTGGATTTAACTTTTTGCTTTCTAAAAACTCAAAAAACAATTGATTGAAATGCCAAAACCATTCTGTGCGACCTGCAGAAATGTCTCCAGCAAATAACATTAGAATTTTTTGCGAGCACTTAACCAAGCAACAGAACTAAAATCATTATTCATAAAAGTTTCTAGATTATAAGTGTCAAAAGGTTTTTCTACATCAGAAAATTTAATCTCCTGCCAATTCCAAATTTTATCTTTAATATGAGAATTGAAATAGTCTACATCTTTGGCATAATCATGGGCCATAATGTGATCTCCAGGCTTTAAGAATTCAGAAAGCACAGGGAACTCTAAACGTTTGCAGCCGCCATCACATAAAACAAGAGTTCTACCAGAAGATTGTATGAATTTTACGGGATCTGAATTCCTGTCAAATATTTGCCAAGGATGAACTTTTGTGTTAAAAACATTATAATTGAAAAATTTTACATTTTCCCCTTTATCGATATAAGATTGAATGGCTGGGGGTGCCGATTTATGATTAGTATCAAATGTCCAAACCTCACAGTCTTTTTGCCCCGCATTATTTAATGCGTCCATTACCATTAAGGTAGTGCCGCCAAATGCCGACCCAATTTCAATGACTCTACTGAATGGAACTTGGTTAAATAATGATTGGAATACATCGAGTGCTTTAGGTACCTGCATGGCAGTTACTTGATGTCCATGTTTTGATTTATATGTAAAGTGACCTTGCACGCTCATGGTATTTGCCTTTCTACTCTTTCTGTCCAACCGCGTTTTTTGCTGGCACCCCAGTAAACAACGCGAGCTGGCTTTTTATCAGTTAAAAACATTTCTTCGTAATGTATTGGTTTTGAATTTTTCATAAATTGGTTTAGCCTTTCTCCTTCGATTGATGTAGAGAAGATGCCTTCTCCATTTTCATCATCAAACGCTACGAGTATGGATTCATAATCATCTTTAGGCATTTCATGCCGTTCTAAATTTACTAAATGATAAAAGGAGAACATAAAACTATCTTCCCATTCTTTTTCATTTTTATATGGATAGGGATTAGGGGGGAAATAATTGTCTTTAGTGTATTTTTGAAAAGATTTTTTCTTAAAATGAATGCCCGCATATTTTTCGTAATCTCTTAATGATCTTTTATCACCTAGACCGTACTCACCTAAATCAATACCATTATCTTCTACGCCTATAAGCTGTCTGATTCTGGCCCTAGCAGAGTCGTTTCCTTTCCACCACATATCTTCTCCGCGTTTACTTTGATCATCCCACACTAATTTTCCAGCTCTTTCTTCTCTCATTGTTGCATGCCAAATAACGACTTCGTGTGGGTGAAATAAATCATAACCATGAGTAAAACTTCGAACACTTAAATTAAGTTCTTCGCCAGCGAAAAATATATCTCTATCATGCTTGACATCTCTGGCCCATTGATTAGAACTGAATGCAAAATGTCCGCTTAAAAATCTAGCTGGATAAGGCTTTGTTAAAGTTTTCCATTCTCTTACTGCTGTTGGGCGAATAAAGATAGTGTTATGAGGATAAAAACATGCAGCTTCAGAAAACCAAGGTTCTTGCACCCTATCTTCGGGGTCATTAAATGGATTGTAGTAAGGTAGGTATCCTCCGATAATAGGGTTATAGCCTTCATCTTTTAAATTATCATACCATCCAATCAAAGTATTGTCCCAATCTTTTGTAAATCGATGGTGGGAGTCTAGCTGACAAACAAAATCTTCATCTGTTAGTAACTCGTCGTTGATGATCGCTCGAGCTGTTGCTAGACCTTTCGCCTCTGTATAAGGCATGTCATGAATTTTAAAACGCGGATCGCTTCTATATTCATCAATGTTATCAAACCTATCTTCTTCGCAAAATTGCCTGCAAATACCAAAGTGTATTCTTTCTGGATGTGCAGCATTTGAAAGAGCGCTTTGAATTGTAGGGATTAATTCTGGCTCTCTATAAGCTGGAAGATGGACAAGAATTGTTCTCAAGGAGCTGGAACTTCTCCTTCTATGATATCCATCCAGTCTTTAGACTTTGAATGGGGCCAAATTAACCAAGACTTTGGAAGATCTGAAGTTTCAAACTCTCTCCATAATCTAACAAAATCATCTTTTGGATTTTGTTTTAATAAATTATTTAATTCTTGCTCATCTGCATCGAGCCTAACCATTTCTTTTCCATTTTTATCTTTAAATGCTATGACCCAAACATCATAATCATTTTCAGTAAATGCAGGTTTATGTATATCTATACAATACTTAAACTTAGAGACAAAATTATTTTTATAATCTTTCTTGGATTTAAATGGAGTTGGCGGCTCTTTTCTGTCAAGCGTGTGTTGTTGGATTTTTCTATCTTTGAAAGAAATTCCTGAATAGATTTCATAGTCTGCAAGACTACGCTCTTTACCGAAGCCATATTTATTAAAGTGCTGTCTCCTGCATCCATCCATTCCGAATAATTTTCGATATCGAGTAAAGCTTTCTTTGTTTAGCTTGGCCCACTTAGAGACATCGTCCCAGTGTCTAGCCTTGCCTGCTCGTGTATAGTGGTGCCAAAACCAAGGTTTATGGAGATGGAAGAGGTCGTAACCCCATGTATATGCTCGAGCGGCTAGTGAGCTTTCTTCTCCATGGAAGTAAAGCTGTGGGTCATAAGGGACTTCTTGAATAAAAGATCCTAAAGTGAAAATGAAGTGACCACTCGTAAATCTGGATTTTTCAGGCTTACTGTTTTTTTTCGACCAACCTTGAATTGATTCTGGAAAAATAAAAACTGGGCCTTCTGGCATAAACCTATCTATATACATGCGCCATACATCTTTTAATCTATTTTCATCTTTAGCTTCGGGATCATATGAAGGTAAGTATGCTGTCAGTAAAGGTTTTTTGCTGCCAGATTTTTTGAGATCATTTAAAGTCTTTTTAACTTTAGTATCCCAGCCTTTAATGAAGCGATGATGGGAATCTAATTGCAAATAGTATTCTTCATCCTTGAAAAGCTGTTGAATATGATGTCGAGCATTACATACCCCTAAACTTTTTTTATAGTCTGTTTCTATGACCCTGAAGTTTTTTTTCTTTTTATATTTAGATAAATCATCAAACTTGTCGTCAGGATGATACTGTCTGGATATTCCAAAAACTAAATGCTCGGGATTGTCTGCATTTTTTATGCAGTTTTCAATGGTTGGAATAAGTTCTGGATCTCTGTAACTAGCTATCGATATAAATATTTTATTTTTCTTCATTACTAAATATGTTATTTATTGTATTATAAAAAAATTGTTTTATTTTTCCATCTGAGTCAAGTAGCTCTAATAGTTTATTGTCGCCTTGTATTTTTTCAGGGCACTCAATGTTTTCTTTCTTTAACTCTGATAAAATTTCTTCATCAAATGATATCCAGGCTCCTTTCTTTTCGATGAAGCCCCAAAGGTACATCATGTCAATGATTTCTTTTTCTAACCAAATTGAATTACCGTCAGTTCTACCGTATCTAATTGGGTAGCGAACTTGAGCTCCAGTTTTTTCATTAATACTTTTTCTAAATCTAATTTTACAATAATGTCCTATTGGATTACCTTTGTCTTCAATCTTTGATGCAGAAGGGTTTTCCCACATTATATCATTATTGTAGCGTTCTTCAAATTCTAAAATAAAGTTAGCATAATGTTTAATCGCATTACCGCCAGCCTGCTTGACCTTTGGTCCACCTCTGGCCGCGTAAGGATTAGCCGCAACTTCAACACGAACCTGTGATGTTAAAAGCATCATATGGCCCATTTTTGTGATAGGTAATACCATTTTTTTTAAAAATACAGATGTAACTAGTGCTCCTCCAGCAACTTGCTCGCTCTCATTAAAAGGTTTATCCATGTCATTCATTCGACAAAGAGCATCAACGCTATCGATAATGAACATGTACTTCTTTTTATCTTCATTGTTAAAAACTAAATCTCTGATGAACTCAAAAACTTTTTCGAATATATTGCAATCAAGGATAAAGAACTTTTCTGGATCTTGGTCTACTCCTGTTCTTTGTAGCATTTCTTTACTTAGCCTACCTTCAGACTTTACGACGACAACCATACCTGTTTTACCAAACTTTTCTTGAAAGTTTCTAGCAACAGTTAGTGCACAGCTTGTTTTGCCCCCTTCATTAATCCCTGTAAACCTGTGTGCTCCAGCTGGTAACCCACCACCTAATGCTAAATCTAAATTCAAGCTTCCACTTGATATTTTGTACTCTTCTTCTTCAAAATGATTGAAGTGGTATTTTTGATTCTCCTTGTTATCTAGGAATTTAGTAATTTGATCTAATGTTTTACTCATAAAAATAAACCTCTAACTGTTTTGGGGATTGATTTAAAAACCTTATCTTCTCCAGATTTTTCACATGATAAAGCTATTGGTTTTGACTCTGGTATATTATAATGAAACTCTTTATACTTTTTTTCAAGTAAAGATTTGCCATATTCACTTTGGAATATAACCATAGAGTCCCAACCTTTATTAAAGTTTACTTTTTGCCAGAAGTTTTCAGATGGAAACTCATCCATCAATGAATTTAATATCTTGTACTCTCTTGACCAAAATGGCCCTTTTATTGTTTTGGGCGGAGTTATTAAATTGAGCACAATTTGTTTTTTATTTAATTTTGCCACAGTTAGATTGTAGCATAATTCATAAACTAAGTCAAGTTAAAAATCATCTTCAAGGGAACCACTTTGTTGGTATTCTCTCACCCTGCGTTCAAAAAAGTTACCCATTGCTTGAACATCAACAACTTCACTGAGCCAAGGGAATGGATTTTGATCACTAGGGAACCTGTAATCTAGACCAATAGATTCAAGCCTTCTGTTACCTATGTAATACATATAATCGACAAACATTTCAGCATTGAGTCCCAAGATACCCGTAGGAAGCACATCGTGAGCATAGGCAATTTCTAGCTCAACTGCTTTTTTAATGTGCTCGATAAATTCATCTTGAATTGATTTAGTCCAAATGGATGGATTTTGTTCAATTAGGGTGTTAATTAAGTATGCACCGAATGCAATATGAGAACTTTCGTCTCTGAGTGTATATTTAATTTGATCAGATACTCCTTGCAATTTGTTTTGTCTACCTAGAGCGAGAAGCATAGCGAATCCGCTAAAAAAGAATGTACCTTCGCAAACGATCCAGTAAGTTAAAAAGTTTCTAAGGACTTCTTGCTTGCCTTCTTTTGTATGTGGATCAAAATCTTGCCTACTAATATCATTAGTAATGCTCATTAGAAAATCATCCTTAGCTTTAATACTCGGAATGGTTTCGTAAGCAGTGAACACTTCATCTATATCCAGATCCAAGCTGTCACAAATGTAAACTATCGTAAGATTGTGAAGGCTTTCTTCAAAAGCTTGACGAAGAATGTACTGACGGCATTCAGCGTCCGTAATAAATCGAAAAGCAGAAAGTAAAAGGTTATTGCCAACCAAAGACTCCGATCCAGCAAAGAAGCCTAAGCAGCGTTTGACAAGTAATTTTTCATCTTCTGTGATTTCATCGTTTTTCCATTGTTTTATGTCGTTCTGCATGCTGATTTCTGTAGGCATCCAGTTATTGGCACAACTTTTTAGAAATAAATCCCATGCATACTTGTGTTTATGGGGCAAAATTCTATTTACTCCAGCGATATTTTTAGTTAAAAGTTCTCCAGTTTTGTCTGACATAGTATATTTATAACGATAATTTAATAATTTTAGATTATAATAATAACATAAAGGCTAAATTAAGTCAACAAAATTCAAAATTTTGTAAGAAAAAATAAAAGTAATGTGTAATAAAAGTTATGAAAATACAAACCACTTTCATAAAAAAGGGTAAGACGATAAAAATCCCCCTGTGTCCATCATCGTTTTTCAATGATGATGATTTAAGTTTAACCGTAGATTGGGGTGATGGAACAGACTCCGAGACTATAACCTCATTCTCTGGATCAAATAGGATTACTGATGACAGCGGTAATGTAATCTGTAATTTATTAACTCACACATATACTAATCGGGGTAGTTTTAAAACGATTACTATTACTGGCGGATATGATAATAAAATTGCATTCATGCAAACCACAAAACAGGATGTTAATGGCGACGCTCAAGATTTAGATTTATATGGAAATAGATTTCTCATAAAAAAAATATATGAGTGTAATGTTGGTACTCAGTTTTATATTCATGGACAGGGTGATTTTAGGAATTTTGGTAAACTATTTAGGCTTGACACTGACATTCTACCTCTAACTTCTGCAAATCCTGGTACATCCATAGCTCTATCTACAGCTAGTACAGCAACCATGTTTATGGATAAAACTTTTTTTAATTGCGGAAAGTTAAAGTTTTTTGGAAAATTTGAACCCACTAATCTAACTAGTTTGCAGTATACATTATCCAAATGTACTAGCTTAGATAAATGTAAGGCAATTAATAATTGGGATATGGAAAAGGTAACTATCGCAACAGGGGCCTGTAAAGATTCTGTGATATCCGTAGGGTTGTGGAAGTGGTTTATGGAGTCAGAAGGCAAAACATATGCCATCGAAGATATGTCTGGTATGTTTGAGGGTGCCAATTTTAATAAAAGATTAAATGATTGGGACTTATCTACCGTCAAAGATACCTCCAATATGTTTAAAGACTCAAACTTTAATAAACCAATATGGAAATGGTTTAAAAATGATAATGTACTTGAGAAAACCGACGGAATGTTCAAGGATAATGATAGCTTTAGCAGAGATGTTAGCTCTTGGGATCTAGATAATGTAAGTAGTAAAGTTAGTATGTTTGATGGAGCGCTGCAAATGAGTCAGGCTAAAGTTCCTGATACTGTTGTTTTGCCATCACCAACGCCAACTCCAAGCAGTTCGGCTGCAGTAACTCCAACCCCAAGCAGTTCGGCTGCAGTAACTCCAACCCCGACGCCTTCAGTATCGGCATCTACGACTGGAGCTAATTTCGCATTATCTTTTGACAATGGTACATATGATGTTGATGAAGCAACTTTCACTGTAGATTCGAATTTAGGACAAATTAATGGTAAGGATACATATTCTGCCACCGTTAGTGGTCAGAAATTTACTGTTGCATTCGCGTATCAATTGGCAAGTTCAGGAGGTGATACATGCTATGGAGGTTGGTTTCTATATGCAAACAACGGCACTTTAAATGCGAGTTCAGTTTTAAGGGATTCAAGTTCTAATCCTTATGTAATTAATGGTGTATCCACTAATCCTTCTTGTACAAATTTAGTAGACTCTTGGGACATTAATTTACACCCATCAGATGTAGAAGATGCAAATGGAAATGAGCACTCAGCATTTTTCAATACCGTAGGTATATATGATGATAGTAGTTTTGCCGATAATGCACCAACTTATAATGGGTTTACTGCAGTTTTACCAACTCCATCTGTTACTCCAACTGTAACATCGACAGCTACTCCTACTCCTACCCCTACTCCTACTCCATCTGCAAGTAGGCCAGCTCAAACTCAAGTAACCTTAAGTGGAGCTCAGTCCAGTACGATAGATATTTCATCGCAAATACCTAGTGGCTGGAGCGACTTTGAAATATGTCCAGAAGTGGATTGTGGAGCATGGTCATTTACGCCCGCCAATAACGAGTTTCTACTTTCAGTTTCGAGAAACAGTAGTACAGAAGTAAATGTTAGCGTTTTTACTAATCAACCGACAACAATGCAAAGCGGTTCGAGTCTAACATTTTATATTCGAGAAGCTTAATTCTTTGTTTTAAACTAAAATATAGGCCCGTCGTAATGGCGGGCTTTTTTTTTGCTTCATTCAGTGCTAATTTCTTTTTTAATTAATTTAGTTCTAAAATCAGTAATTTCATCGCTATTGATAGTGGTATTAATCTTTTCTGAATTATGACCAATAATTGCTTTAGGGTATTTTTTTGAAGGAATATATATATGAGTTGGGATTCCAGCTTTTTTATTCCTTATGCACATCAAAATATCTTCTCCAGTTTTAGTTGTAAAAGGTTTTGAGAATAAATTTAATAAGTGACTTTTTTTAAAAACCATGCCACCGCAAAGATAATCTCCTTCAAGGCGAGTTACTTCATCATAATCTTTAAAATCAAGCCAAGATGTGACATACCTGCCAGAGCAGTCGTTTTTATTTTCATCTAATATCCAGCCATCTTGACCTATAATTGCATTTTTAAGTGATAAAATGTTTAACATAAACTCTGCATATTGATTCCTAGGGAACCTGTCATCATCCATCATAATAATATTTTCAGTAGGGGCCCCAAGAGCTATTTGGTATCTACCGATATATTTAAAATTAAAAGTAGATTCAATAACATGAACATTTTCAATGTTTCGAGTTTCATGTTTAAATACCTTTATCATTTCGCTATTTTTTTCTTCACTTAACCCAAAAAAACAAGCAAAGACGCATGTAGGTTTCACACTTTGATTGTTCCAGTAAGAAATATGAGTCTTCATGTGATCTATAGACTTATTAAAATAATTTAATATTAGTGTATAGTTCATTGAAGATTCTTACTTTAAGAACCTAATCCTAGGCTTGTATCGTCAGGCCTAAAGCCTGAGTCGTAGGATGTTGGAATTAAATTTTCCAAACCATAGTTATTCATTTTTTTAAATAATTCTCGACCAGTGTGATTTTTATAGTAATTTTCCTGAAAAGGATCGCTGCCAGAAAGTTCGGCGCTAATTTCTTGTTTAAATAAATTTAATTTTGAGTTTAATTCGTTAGGGCTTCTTGTTGCATGTATGCGATTTAAAATTTCTTGTAAACTCATGATAAAGAGTAATTACACTATTTTTTATCTTTTTTACTATATTGGGTGAGACAAACTGCAATTCTTTGTTTTATGTCTTTGTATTCTTTTCTCATGACTGAATCTGCTACGCAGCGAGACATGAATTTAGATTTTTTTTCTTTATTTTGTTTTGACGGTAATGGCATAATATATTATTTAAATTTAGATTTGAATTTACTAAACCAATAGAATGAGCTTTTTCTTAAGCTGTCATTGGATGACCTAACATATTCCAGCATACCGTCTGCTAGATTTAGTTTTTCTCTAATGAGATAGGAATCATTTTCGTCCGCAACTTCTTTGAGGATTTCTTGGATGAAATCAATATATGGACATGTGTTAGTTGGTATTTCAGGAGCTTCTTTCTTGTATTGCTCTAAAGTTTTTTTTCTCACATAATAAAATACACAAAAAAGCCCCTCATTAGGGGGCTTTTGGTTTATAATATTTTAATTTTCTTGGGTTTCTCTGGTTCTTTTTTGGGTAAAGTTATTAAAAGAACACCATTGTTGAAATCTGCGTTGACATTTTTTTGATTTATGTTTTCACCTAACTTAAAAGATCGTTTGAAGGATGATCTTTTTAATTCCTTTCTGATGTACTTAATCTCTAGACTTTCATCTTTAGATTGTTTTGCTCCAGATATAGTTAAGATATTTTCTTCAAGATCAACTGAAACTTCTTTTTTTGATAGTCCAGGTATTTCAGCTTCAATAGTGATTCTATCATCGTAATCTATAACATCAACTTTAGGGTAACTATTGGAGCCAAAAAAGTTCACTCCAAATTCATCTGTAAATGATGGCATGGTTTTTTGAATTATATCATCAAACAGAGAATCAAAGGGTACCATAAACTCTTCCCTGCTTGGTTTAATGTGTAATTTTGTCATAATATATTATCTTTCTATTGTTAGTGAGACCTTTCGGCTCTCGGGAACCTCATTATGAGTATTCTTAATATAATATATGCATTAATGACGCCAATAGGTGTATTATATAAATAAGGAGAGATGACAGAGTGGCCGATTGTGCAGCATTGGAAATGCTGTGTGGGGTAAAACCCACCGTGGGTTCGAATCCCACTCTCTCCGCCATTATGACTTCTTGGAGTCTTTCTTCTTTTTACTAGATTCTTGAGCTTTTTTAAGGGCTTTAGGGTCTGGATAATCTTTATCGCCTGGTTTTGCGGGGCGATAATTTTTGCCTTCGCGTTTTTTCTTATCGCGAATATTTTCCCAAAGACCCTTTTTTGCATCAGACTCTTCTTTTTTATCAGAACCTTCCTTGTCAGATTCTTTCTTATTATCCTTGGAGTCTCCAGATTTACCTTTCTTTTTTAGAATCGATTTCTGGATTGCTTCTGGTAACTTTTTTTGCTTTTCTGTTAAGCCTGAATGTTTAGAAAGTGATTCGTCTAGCCATTCAAGTAGAGCCAATTCAGCCTCTTCCTCTGAACCCTTGGTAACTTTAGTCACACTTTTCTTCGACCACATTTTACAAGACCAGTATTTAGCTTTAGTCTTAGGGCCTGGGTTGTCGCAATTATGGCGAGCCCTGAAAGATTTTCTACGAGCAGGATCGTCGCGTTTAATCTCCATGTTTGGATCGCCGAAGTTTACCTTAACAACATTACCTTTTTCATTCTTAACATAAACAGAAAACTTTTTAGGTCCTCCTGAGGTTCTAAATGGCTTGTTCAAGGTTTTACCCTTATTTTTTTCAGAGGCCCAAGCTTCTTCAGAGATTTCTTCTTCAGATCCAACTTCCTCTAGTATTCTTGCTCTAATTTTATCAGAAAAGTCTAGTTCCATAACTATATATAATACACTAAATTATGAAATAAATCTATTTTTTTGATATTTTTTTATAGCAAAAACTATATTTTCATCAATTAAATAAGGAAAAGAGTCTATTTTATTTATATCAAACCAGCCAAATTCTGTATGTTCAAAATCGAGAATAGGATTTATAAGTTTATCCATTTCAGCAAAATAGATATGTAGAGTTTCATTTTCGCTCCTAAGCGTCTTGCAGTACTTTAATTGATTTAAAGGAATTTCAATATTCGATTCTTCCTTAAGCTCTCTATGGGCAGCAAAAAAAGGAGATTCACCTTTTTCTATGGAGCCCCCAAATAAAGACCAATAGCCACCGAAGGGAACTTTTTGTCCGTTATCAACGGTGTGTCTTTTAGCTAAGCATACGCTATTATTATATACAAGCCCAACAAATGCACACCGTTTTTTCATCTACTGGCAACTTTCGCAAGTTTCACCATTTTTCATGGCTTCTATACTGCATGCAGTAGGTTCGGATTTAGCGTTAGATTCAGTTGAAGTAGTAGACTTTTCTACTTTACTGGCTGCTCTATTCCTGAGATAATAGGTAGTTTTTAAGCCTGATTCCCAGCATGACATATATATATCATTGAGATATTTTAGAGAAGTAGTTTTGTTATATAAGTTAAAACTGACTGCTTGATCAATCCATTTTTGGCGAGCAGCATTACTTTCAATAAGTTTTAACATGTCCCTATCAAAAGCTGTTTTGTACTTATTTTTTATATGTTCAGGTATGCTGCCATTAAGTAAGGATAAGTCCCCATCTACGTTCTTTACCATTGATGCCATCTCTAAATTCCATAAACCTTCTTGTTTCATATCGTTAACAAAATGAGGGTTTGTAATGAAGAAGTTTCCACTTTTATTTTCGTAAACAAATAAAACAGAAAAGTTTGGTTCTATGCTTTGCTCTACACCATTTATGTAACCTATTGTTGCTGTTGGAGCAATGGCCATAACATTTGAGTTACGCATACCATATTCTGATACGTGAGCTCTAACTTCATCCCAAGATTTTAATGATTCTTTGGCTTCAGGATTTTTGCTTTTTCTGTATTTACTTAAATTATTCCAACTGTCAATTGGTAGTATATTTTGAGACCATAGTGAGCCTTCGTAATTTTTGTAACTACCTCTTTCCTTGGCTAACGTTGAGCTGGCTAAAATAGCTTGTTGGCTATAAAATTCAAAAAAATAATTATTCCACTCTACAGCTTCATCACTATCAATTTGTATATTCTTTTTATGCAAAACATCTTGTATGCCCATTACCCCTATGCCTACAGGTCTATTTTTTAAATTTGAATTACTAGCCTCTTTCGTTGGGTAAAAGTTAATATCAATAACATTATCAAGCATTCTTATTGCTGTATGTATTGTTGATTTTAATAGATTGAAATCTATATCTCCATTTTCATCTAAATGATTTAAAACGTTAACGGAACCTAGGTTACACACTGCCGTTTCTCCAATTTCTACTTTTTCACCACTCTCGTACTTTGAGGGTTTTGTGTGTAATGTAATTTCCGTGCATAAATTTGAGCTACGAACCGCACCTTGATGCTGGTTGGTATATCTAATATTGCAAGGATCTTTAAATGTGTTCCATGGATGAGACGTTTCAAATAAAACCTTTAGCATTTTTTTCCAAAGCTCCTTGGCTGGAATTTTTCTAAAGTTATTGATACGACCATCTTCTGCAGCTCGACATGCATCTTCGTATCTATCATCAAAATCTTTACCAAAGAAATCGTGGAGAGTCTTTCCGTCTTCATAAACCATTTCGCTTGGATCGAAGAAATACCAATCCTCTTCGTTCTTAACTCTACGCATGAACTCGTCTGGAATCCATGCTGCAGTATTTAAGTCGTGACATCTAAGTCTATCATCCCCAGTATTCCTTCTTAAGTTAAGGAAGTCTTCAAAATCTAAATGCCAAGGTTCTAGGTAGGCACAACCAGCGCCTGGCCTTTTGCCACCTTGATTTACGGCAACCAAAAGATCGTTGTATATTTTAAGCCAAGGAACAAGGCCGCTAGAGATGCCATTAGTTCCCTGAATATAAGCGCCTGTAGAGCGAAAAGGGGTAACATCAAGGCCAAGGCCACCAGCGTATTTTGATTTACGAGCTTCTTGCCAAGCACCGTCAAAGATACCATCAATACTATCATCAAAAGTATTAAGATAACAGGAGCTAAGTTGTGAATGGGTAGTTCCACTGTTAAAAAGTGTTGGAGTAGATGGGGTATAAAGCTGTTGGCTAATTAAATTGTAGAAATCTATAGCCTTCTTATCTTTATCTTTTTCATTAATAGATAGCCCCATTGCAACTCGCATAAAAAACGATTGTGGAGCTTCCGTGATTTTATCATTAACCCTGATAAAGTACCTATCATACAGTATTTGTACACCTAAATATCTTAATTGCTTGTCTCTGCGAATTTTAATTGCTTCTGAAAGTTTCTCTAAGTCAAAGTCTAAAAGCCTTTTGTCTAGACGGTTTTCTTTAACTAACTTTTTAGTATTTTGTATGAAACTTTTTCTGTATTGAAGTTTGAAAGTATCGGAATCGACCCCCTCTTTGAAGACCTCTTTATATAAATTATTTAATAAAAGCTGAGCGGCTGCAAGCGAATAGTTTGGCTCTTTTTCAATCTTTTCTCTTGCCGAGAAAATTAATGCTTGATCTAATTCTTTAGTAGTAATCTTATCAAATAATTGCAATTGTGCATCTAAAACTATTTCACTTGGAGATACATCGCTGATACCTTCACAAGCTCTTTGAGCACTTGCATTTATTTTGTCTACAATAAAATCTTCTAGTCTACCGTTTCTTTTTTTTACTTTTATGTCCATGATTAGATTTTACACTTTTTGTCCTAATGGGGGGTTGTTTAAATTGAATATTATATAATAGATGCCAAATTAAGGCAAGAACATAATTCAATAGTTATTAACAATTTATTTATTGAAAGGAGTTTTGTACTTCTCGTAGTCTGGCGGTCCGCCCCATTTTTCGATATATAATTGTGTTAGTTTTTGAAAGTTTTTGTTTAATTCGGGATTACCTCCATCTGTAGAAATCGTCTGACTATTCCTAAAAATTTGCGGATTAAGCATAAAATGTTCAAGGATTTTTTTACGATCAAGCTTTAATCTATAAAGCATATCCCTATCTTCATAGTATGCTGGGTAAAAGGTTTCATCAAATCTGTAAGACATAAAACATTTTTTAGTTATCGCAAAAGAACATAAATGAAATTGCTTATAGCATCGAGCTAAGTCAAAATCATTCGAGTTGCAGAAGTTATTGAATGTAGATTCTGAACTTGAGAGTTGAATGTCATCATTCAGGATCAATGCATATTTGTGATCTTTGAAAATTTTTTCACAAAGTAAATTCCATGAAGCAGATACACCTAAATTACGATCAGGTCTATGTATTTCAAACAAATCATCTCTTTCATTAATGTCCTGGTTGCCATTGTCTATGATGAAAATTTCTGTATTAGGAAAAATCTTAAAGTAGGAATGTAAGGCCTGATTGAGTAGGTCAGCTCGATTGATTGTTGGTATTCCTATTGCAAAGTTTTTCATATTTTTCATTAATGCTTTCCTGAATTATGTCTTGGTTGCTCCAGAAATTCTATTTTTTTATTGACATTTTTTTATTTTATGTTACTTATTATATATATAAAATATCTAAGTATAAAATATAGGCATATATGCTTAATTTAAATTATTAATAATAAAATATATAATAATATTGAAATACGAAGTATTTCTTTTTCGGTATTGACAGTTTGGTTTTTTACTGTTAAAATAAAATCATCATGAATCAAAAGGTCAAAAGTTATATCGTGTCATCCGCAGACTGGGAGTTTGAGGTTGATGAGCTTGATGAAGAATCAGCCGTCAATACAGCAACCTTTCTTGCGTTTGGTAAATCTGGAAATAAGTTAATGCTATCAACAGTCATAATGGTCAATTCGAAAGATGATCATTTAAATGACAACATATCTGAAGCTAATTTTTTTCCAACATTTAAAATATTGAAAAACATAGGGCTAGATCAATTATCCCAATCTTTTCAAGAGCTAACACTTTCTTTAAATGAATTTAAAAGTATTAACTAATTCTGGAAAAATAGATCGCCCAGCGAAATTAGGCGATGCAGGTTTTGATATTTACGCAAATTGTGAGCCTAGAATCATTGGTTCAATTTATCAAGGGCTGTACTATACTTCGGTATCTCACATAGAGTATGATACTGAAATAAAAGTTGAGCCTGAGTTTGATAATTACTCTGGAAACTTCAAATTTTTCTTGCTTCTTTATCCTAGATCAAGTATAATTAAGACTAATTTGTTATTAAATAATTCAGTTGGCGTAATAGATTCGGGGTATCGTGGTAATATAAAGGTCTGCTTTAAATACATAACCCAACCAGAAGACATGAAAATAGTAGAAGGTAAAACAATCGAAGGTAAGGATGCTAAAGGCATAGTATCATCCATAAATCCCCAAAGGATTTATCAAAAAGGAGATAAAATCGCTCAACTTATTCCTTGCAACCATAACTTTATGACAATAGATTTCGTTGATCAATTGTCTGGATCAAACAGAGGCGAAGGAGGCTTTGGAAGTACTGGATTATGAGTAATTTTAGGCATACGAGTGATGAAGAAATAGTGCTCTTCATGCAAAAGAATAACGACTCAGAGGAAGCCCTTAACGTATTAATTGAAAGGCATTCAGGTATTTGTGTTGATATGATTAATTCTTTCTTATCTAAAAATTATAATAATAGCTTGAGGGAAGAGTTTATTAAGGAAAAAGACTATTTAATATACAGTTCCGCCTTGAAATATAAAGCCTCTAAGGGAGCTAAATTTAGCACTTTTCTAGCTAACTGTATTAAGTGGAAATGCCTAAATATCTTTAATAGAGACAAGAAAAGGCAAGCTGTTCCAGTAGAAGACGATAAAATAGAATACTTAAGTTATTCAAATAAATCTTCTACTAACAATCAAGATATAGACATTTATTCAAATATAATTAACCAGTCACAAAAACATCCAGATAAAAGAATCAGAAAAATATTCTTTCTTCGATATGAAAAAGGTATCAATAATTCCGTGATGCCTTGGAGGATGATTAGCGGTGAATTAGATATGAGTATACAAGGTTGCATTAATTTGCACAATTCAGCAATGCAACAATTTAAAAACAAAATAATAAAAGAAATATAATCATGAATAAATATATGGCAATAGGTAACTTAACACAGGATCCAGAATGTAAGGATGTTGGTGAAACCAAAGTATGTAATTTCGGCATTGCAGTAAACGAATACTACTACTCAAATGGAGAAAAGAAGAAAAACACTCTATTTATCGATATAGAAACATGGAGCAAGCAAGCAGAAAATTGCACTAGATTCCTCTCTAAGGGCAAAAAAGTAGCCATAGAAGGCAAACTTAAAACCAATAGCTGGGAGAAAAATGGTAAAAAGTTTACAAAAATTTTCGTCTTAGCTGAAAAAGTTCACTTCCTAGGCTCCGAAGAGGGTCAATCGAATCAAAGCCCTGTAAGTGCAGCTCACTCAAGACCCGATAAAAAAGAATTACAAGCTGTTGAAGAAAAAATAGAAAATGGAGCTTCTGAAATTGATGATATAGACGATATACCTTTTTGATTTATGGATAATTTAATATATAAAGGAGCAATTAACTCGCTAAGCTTTGGGAATGTTAGCTATAACATTCTAAGAGAGCTTTACAGAAAAGGCTTAACTGTAGCATTTTTTCCTTTTGGCGAAAATTTAAACTTTGAAGCTTTCGATAAAATTGAAGAAGATTTTAAAAATTGGATTATATCTATGTCCCAAAACAGATTCCATCTTATCGATAGAGACTACCATACACTAAGCCAATGGCACCTTAATAGTTCAGAAAACAGAATCTCTAGGTACCAAACTTTACTTACTGCACATGAAACAGATCAAGCTACTCCAATAGAAAAAAATATAGCACAACTTCAAGATAATTGTATCTTTAAAAGTTCATACTCTAGGGACATCTTTAAAGATAGTGGTTGCAGTAATGTCCATAGTGTTGGTTTAGGTTTCGATGAAGACTTTTGCATAACTGGGAATGAATACTTTAAAGACAAAATTCATTTTGGTTTAATTGGAAAGTTTGAAAGAAGAAAAAATACAGCTCAAATTTTAAGAAATTGGGCTAAGACATATGGTAATAACACCGATTATCAGTTATCTTGCTGCATTAATAATGGCTTCTTAAAACAAGAGCAAATGAATCAACTTGTTTTTCAGGCCCTAGAAGGTGCAACATATGCGAATATTAATTTTCTTCCACATTTAAAAACTAATTCAGAAGTTAATGATTTAATTAATTCTATAGACATTGATTTATCTGGACTTAGTGGAGCCGAAGGTTGGAATATACCAGCATTCAATGCTACAGCGTTAGGCAAGTGGAGTGTCGTCTTAGACTGCACTGCACATAAAGATTGGGCAACAAAAGACAATGCAATCTTAATTGAACCTGACGGCAAAACACCCATCTATGATAATTTATTCTTTAAAGAAGGATCTTTATTTAATCAAGGAAATATGTTTCAAGTCTCAGATGAGAAAATGATCCAAGGTTTTAAAAAGGCCGAAGCAAAGAATAAGGCTCAAAACAAGGAGGGAATAAAACTACAGAAAGACTTTACTTATCAAAAAACTGTAAACCAAATATTAAAAATTATAAACAATGAAAAATAATTATTACTTAAGACCCGAAGGGAATAAAATATTCATGTGCTGCGGAAAAGCTAAATGCCCTAGTGTTTCCGTAGAGGAAGGTATGATCAAGATCGAAGATGATTTTGGCGGCTTCGTTAAGATGAAAAAAGAAGAAGCTGAATTAATTAAATCTGCGGTCGAGAATCTAACAGACAATGAAAAGGGATAAAGATAAGGATATAGTAACTCTTTGCTGTACATTCGTCAATCCTTGTTGTCCAACAATAGAAAAAAAATCGCAAGCATTCATCATCAAAGATGATTATGGTAATCAAATCGAAATCCCTAAAGGTCAAATTCAAAAGATAATTGAAGATATTAATGACATTAATGGCCTCAATAGGTCTAGTTTGGATAATTAAAGATAGCTTGATATTTAAATCTCCAAGAAATTATATAAGCTCAAAATCGAAATGGCTTAAAGAGTTATTTTCTTGTTCTCAGTGCTTGGGTTTTTGGGTTGGATTATCTTTGGCTTATTTTGAATATATATTTATCGGTTTTGATTTTTACTTACTATACCTACCATTCATATGCTCTGGGTTCTGTTGGTTTCTTGACTCAGCTCTAGATCTTATTCAGGAAGCCTCAGTATACTTTACTAAAAAACGAAATGAATCTTGATATAGATCCAAAATATAATACTTATTCAGTATCTATAGTCCTTTTTTTATTAAATAATAATGAAGACTATAATAAATTATGGAAAGAGAAATATCCAGATACAGAAAGCGCTGCGTCTAATTTCTTCAATGATCCCAATTGTGGATGTAAACCCGTTCTTTTATCTCAGTACAGAAAAGATAAGTTTAATGTAGACATAATGACAGTATCTTTTATCAACGAAAATCCTGACTGCATAAATTTCGAAGAATTTTACGAAAAGTATGCCAGTAGAGATATTGCTGGTCATATATTCTCTATTCCTGAAGGAGAAGCAGACTATAAGGACTTTATAGCAACGCTACAAGAAAAAAGATACATATTTAAATTTTTTAACACCATCAAAATAGATGGCCGAATACTATTCACATTCTTCTAATGCCTTTATATATTTTTTCACACCCTAAAACAGGAGAAATCCGAGAACTCTTTTTCCATATGGACGAAGAGAAATCATACGTCGACGAAGACGGACTAAAGTGGCAGCGAGAATACTCATCTCCTGAATTAAATGCGTCGGGAAAAACAGACCCATGGAACAGCAAGCAGTTTGTCGAAAAAACAGGTAAGGATAGGGGCAAGTTAGGAGACATGCTTGATATGAGCGCAGATTTATCTAAAGAAAGAGCCTCACAAAATAATGGGGTAGATCCCTTAAGAGAAAATTACTACAAGAGATATAGTAAAGAAAGAAATGGAGCTATACATCCAGATAAAAATCCAAAAACTTTTGAAAATAAACATATAAAAATAGACTTATGAGTATCCAGATATATAAACCAAACAAGAATAACACAGGCTTTGCATTCAGCTTCTACATAGGGCAAAATAATAAGAATAAGATGCCTATATTATTTATTAATGCCATAGCTCAACATTCGTGGGACTCTAAAAAAAGAATTGGATCCTTTTCAGGGAACAAGCAAGATCCACAAAAAAATATATCTATTAAATTTAATGAATTTGAGTGTGGTGCAATTATTAGTGCGATCAATAATAGATTCGAATGGAATACATATCATGCATACGAAGAAAACAAAACTCAAATAAGACTTACTCCTTGGGATAAAGAAATTACGTCTACAAAAATTAATCAAAAGACTAAAGAAGCATATGAGTCTAAAACTGTAGTCCCAGCTTTTGGTATAACTATTACAAGAAATGGAAATCAAACATTTAAAATTCCCCTAGAACCAGGTGAGGCTGAATGCATAAAGATTTTATGCGAAACTGTCTTGCGTAAAATTTGCGAATCGACTTTTTACAAACAGCAGGAAAACAAAACTGAAGCCCCATCCACAAAAACAGAATACGAGTTTTAATGAGCAAAAAGAAAAAAGTTGTCATACATAGTAACCACTGCAGAGTCAAAACAGGATTCGGCAAACATATGTTGCACCTATTAAGTTATTTGCATGAAACTAAAAAGTATGATATAGTTGAATTTGCCAACGGAAAGCAATGGAATGATCCCCTTTTAAATACCTTGCCATGGAAATGTATCGGCTCGTTGCCCTTTGAATCTAATTTCATTCAAGAAATGAAGCAAGATCAAGTTAAGATGAGGAAAGGTAACTACGGAGTATATAAAATAGATGATGTTATATCGCAAGAAAAGCCTGACATTTATTTAGGTATTGAAGACATATGGGGACTCGAAGACTTTTATGAAAAAAAATGGTGGAATAAAATTAACAGTATTATCTGGACCCCTATTGACAGCCTACCTTTATTAGACAAACATCTAAAAGGAGCCAGAAAAGCAAAGCATTTCATTGTTCAAGCTTCCTTTGCACAAAAACGGCTAAAAGAGGAAGGCTTTGAGAATACCCACCTATTGCCAGTGCCTATTGATACTAATAATTTCCATAAGCTTGATGATGAAAAAAGAAACGCATTAAGAACTAGATATAATATAGATCAAGATTCTTTCATTATAGGTTTTGTTTTCAGAAATCAATTAAGAAAAGGTGTGCCCAATATATTAGAGGGTTTTAAATTATTCTTAAAAGAAAACCCTGACTCTAAAGCGAAGTTATTATTACATACTCACTGGGGAGAAGGTTGGGATATTGTTAGATTGATTAAAGAGAAGGGGATTGATCCAAATTCAGTACTAACTACATACTATTGCAGTAAATGTGCTAAATATGAAATCAAGCCATTCACCACGCAACATTTAGATTGCCCATTTTGCAAAACTAAAAAGTCACAGCAAACAGCTCAAATAACTAGAGGAGTTTCCGAAGATCAGTTAAATGAAATATATAATTTAATGGATTTATACTGCCACCCTTTTACTAGCGGCGGTCAAGAAATTCCCATTCAAGAAGCAAAGCTAACTGAATTAATTACTTTAACAACAAATTACTCCTGCGGAGAGGATTACTGCACTGAGGAGAGCGGAGGAATGCCTTTAAGTTGGAGTGAATACCGAGAGCCTGGAACTCAATTTATTAAAGCCTCAACTTCTTCTGAAGATATTGCAGCAAAAATTTTAGATGTGTACAATATGACTCCAAAAAAGAGGGCTAGCATGGGCAAAAAGGCTAGAGAGTTTGTGATAGGCTTCTGTTCTATAGATGCAGTATGCTCTAAGTTTGAATCAATACTTGACTCATTAGAAAAAACAGACTTTGATTTTGACCTATCCTTTGAGCCTAATAATCTGGAATACATACCTCCAGTAATAGAAAGCCACAAGGATTGGATTATTGATTTATATAAAAATATTTTACATAAAGATATCGAATCTGATGATCCTGATAAATTAACGTTCTGGATTAATGAACTATCAAGTAACAGAATTAACAGGCAAAAGGTATATGAATCATTTATTACTGTAGCTAAAAAACAAAATTTAGAAAATATTAAAGTTGATTTTGAAAAGCTATTAAGCGAAGATGATAAAGGTAAAAGAATACTTTTTTGTCTGCCAGAAAATGAAATAGATATTTTTAATTCAACAGCTTTATTGAAATATATTAAAGATGAATATCCTGACTGTAATATATATTATGCCACTCAGAAAAAATATTTTGATATAGTATCAACCAATCCTTATATCCATAAAGCTATCGAATATAACCCAATAATGGAAAGTCCAGCATGGGCTGAAGGTCAATATTCACATGAAGGTTATTTTAATTTCGTGTTACTCCCTCATCTACAAACACATAAAATGCCAAACTTTAGGCACGGGGGATTACATTCCATTCCATACGATCTAAATTATGCATAAATTAGAAAGCTTCGCCCTATCGACAGGTTCTAAAATTAATAGACCCTGGGTTGATCAATGTTATTACCCAGTTCTTGAGGATAAATTTATATGCGTTTCACAAAATGCAATATCATCATCAAAATCATATACTTACTTTAGCGATATTCTCTTCCATATTAAACCTTACTTAGACAAAGAGAAGATATCGATTATCGAAGTTGGTCAATCTAATGCTGATCCTATTTTTTATACCAAGAACTTCAGGGATCTCACTCGATTGCAGGCAAATTATGTAATCAATAAAAGTTTATTGTATTTTGGTAATTTTAATTTTTTATCAAACTCAGCTTCAGCGTTAAATAAACCAACTGTTATTATATCTAATAATGATATACCCAACACATTTAAACCCTACTGGTCAAACGATGACAATTGCAAGATTTTAATAGCTGAAACTGACAATTTACCAACCTTTAGTGACAAAGAAGAGCCTAAGACTATTGATCAAGTTTATCCAGAAAAAATTGCTGCCGAAATATTAAGTATGCTAGGCATAGATCATAATCTTGATTCCTTAAATACTATTCATTTAGGGTCTGAATATAGCTCATCTGTTTTAGATGTAGTGCCTGGATCATTTAGCATTGACAATTTTCGTAATCAAAAAAATATAAATATAAGGCTTGATAAGCATTTTGATTTAAAATTCTTGATATCCTGTAAAGAGTTAAAAAATATATCTATTACTACGGATCAGGTTATACCGCAGGATATTTTGTTTCACATTAAAGATAGCGTACAAGCTATTTATTTTCATGTAAATAAAAATACAACAAAAGAAGAAGTAGATAGTATGCATTCTGGAGGCAATCCTTTATTCCTTCAAACTAAAGATAAAAATAATTTAAATAAGATAAGATTGAATTTAATTGAATTTCCTGTCAATTTAATTGAAAAATTTACAAGAAAAGACGTTAAGAGCAAGACATTATCCAACCTAACCTTTCTTAGTAAGCGTAATATTATACATGAAGGTAAAGCTTATAATTCATACTTATCAATTGCAGAAAAATCTAATATATCAAAAGTTTTGAATAAAAAAGAATTTTGGGAAGATCTTCCGTATTGTAGGATTTTCGAAAAAAACTCTTGACTTTATAGTCTATAAGTGGTACCATATTAATTATGGTAAAAAGCAAAACAAATAAAATAGATAATACTGCTGGACCTAGCAGTTACATTAGAGACGAAAATGGTTTACTAAAAAATATCCAGTATACATTTAATGAAGATGGTTCAGTAAACTGGCGATCAATGATTAAAGACGAACATCTTTTCCCAAATAAATCTTGGTTTGATTTAAGAAAGAAAGATATGCCAAGAAGTATTGAAGGATTAAAAGATCATCAATTGCTAATAAAGCTTAGTGGGATAAAAGAACTAGCCAGACTAAGAGGTTTTGATTCTGTTCGCTTTGAAACTGTCAGATGCGATCTCGATCATGTAGCTGTAAAGTGCTTAATTACATTTATCGCAAATTACGAAACAGGAGAAAAAGTAGTTTATGAAGATATGGCAAACGCTACCTTAAATAACACAAGCAGTTTTGCTCAAAAATTCCTAGAAACAATAGCATGCAATAGAGCCTTCGTTCGCTGCGTCAGAAACTTCTTGAATGTTCATATCGTAGGAGATGATGAGATTGATAAATCTGACAACAGTAAACCCGCGAGTCAAAGCAATGATTTAACTCCAGTAGGATTCTTAAAAAAAGAGTTAAGTGACAAGCTGTCAATTTCTTCTTATGAAGATTTTTTACCTACATTGCGGGAAATGCATAAGAATAAAAAAATTACAATATCTACAGACATAATCAAAGAATGGAAAGATTTTTCTGATATATCTGCTAAAGATTGTAGAATTTTATTAGCAGCTATTAAGAATTAAGACTGAGGGTCTTTATCTTCCAATATAAATACTGGATAAGGATTAACTCCAGTAATTTCAACATTAATAGAAGAGCTTCTTGGATTACTTAACTTCAAGAAAAATACTTCAGTATCTTCATGATCAGGGTCATCATCTGCATCAATTAGTGGTAATCCTGTCACTGTAATTGTTTGCTTGAAATCTCCAATGCCTCCTGTATTTGTAAATATCAAGATTCCAGAGCCTGATACATAATCTTCATTGACTACAGCGCTATTTTCAATGCCGCTAGTAGTAAAATCAATACGAGCTTCTATATTATGAGGCTCAGATCTATATACATCAATACCAGTAGTTAATCCTTCGCGTAAAAATACTGTTTCATGAGTAAATCTTATGTATTGAGTATGAATAGTTGATGTTGATGGAGTGATAGTTGGGGTTGGAGTGACTGAAATTGTTGAAGTAACTGAGATTGTTGGGGTTACGGTGCTTGTTGGAGTAACTGAGATTGTTGGAGTTGCGGTGCTTGTTGGGGTAACTGAGATTGTTGGAGTGACTGAGATTGTTGGAGTTACGGTGTTTGTTGGGGTAACTGAGATTGTTGGAGTTGCGGTGCTTGTTGGGGTAACTGAGATTGTTGGAGTGACTGAGATTGTTGGAGTTACGGTGCTTGTTGGAGTTACGGTGCTTGTTGGGGTAACTGAGATTGTTGGAGTTACGGTGCTTGTTGGGGTAACTGAGATTGTTGGAGTTACGGTGCTTGTTGGGGTAACTGAGATTGTTGGAGTTACGGTGCTTGTTGGAGTAACTGAGATTGTTGGAGTTACGGTGCTTGTTGGAGTAACTGAGATTGTTGGAGTTACGGTGCTTGTTGGGGTAACTGAGATTGTTGGAGTTACGGTGCTTGTTGGGGTAACTGAGATTGTTGGAGTAACGGTGCTTGTTGGAGTAACTGAGATTGTTGGAGTAACGGTGCTTGTCGGAGTAACTGAGATTGTTGGAGTTACTGAAATTGTTGGGGTAACAGAGCTTGTTGGGGTAATTGAAGAGGTTGGAGTAACAGTGTTAGTTGGAGTTACTGAAATTGTTGGGGTAACAGAGCTTGTTGGGGTAATTGAAGAGGTTGGAGTTATAGTGCTAGTTGGAGTAACAGTGCTAGTTGGGGTTACTGAAATTGTTGGGGTAACTGAGTTTGTTGGGGTTACGGTGCTTGTTGGAGTAACTGAGATTGTTGGAGTTACGGTGCTTGTTGGAGTAACTGAGATTGTTGGAGTTACGGTGCTTGTTGGGGTAACTGAGATTGTCGGAGTTACGGTGCTTGTTGGTGTGACTGAAATTGTGGGAGTAGCAGTGTTAGTTGGAGTTACTGAAATTGTTGGGGTAACAGAGCTTGTTGGGGTAATTGAAGAGGTTGGAGTGATAGTGCTAGTTGGAGTAACAGTGCTAGTTGGGGTTACTGAAATTGTTGGAGTAACTGAGTTTGTTGGGGTTACGGTGCTTGTTGGAGTAACTGAGATTGTTGGAGTTACGGTACTTGTTGGAGTAACTGAGATTGTTGGAGTTACGGTACTTGTTGGTGTGACTGAAATTGTGGGAGTAGCAGTGTTAGTTGGAGTTACTGAAATTGTTGGAGTAACCGAGCTTGTTGGAGTTACGGTACTTGTTGGTGTGACTGAAATTGTGGGAGTAGCAGTGTTAGTTGGAGTTACTGAAATTGTTGGAGTAACCGAGCTTGTTGGTGTCTGAGTCGGAGTAATTGAAGAAGTCGGAGTTACTGTAGAAGTCGGAGTAACTGTTGGAGTTGGAGTAGGTTCTATAATGAATATTGGGTATGGATTAACTCCTTTGATCTGAACATCACAAGTAGAAGATCTTACACTATGTATCTCTACATACATGAATTCGTCTACTTCAAATGTATATTCATTTGGTACAGGTATTGTAGCTAAATCAATATACCCAGACATTTGGTTTTCATAAAACTTCAATGTACCCGATAATTCGTAATAATCTTCAAGATTAGCTGTTGAGTTAAGATTATGATGAGTCCTCCAATCAATTTCAAAATAACTATTAGTTGGTCCGCTAATTTCATCTCTATACAACCATATCTTATCTACAGTTCCTTCCATTATAACTGTTGGCTCGTATTGAAATCTTACATGCTGAATACAAGTTGTATGAGTAGGCGTAATACTTGGGGTAACTGTAATCGTTGGTGTTTGACTAACGACAGGAGTATTTGAAGGGGTTACAGTTGGAGTATTACTTGCTGTGGCCGTTATCGTAGGAGTTACCGTGCTTGTTGGAGTAATTGTTGGAGTCGGTGTGAAAGTGGACGTTTGTGTTGGAGTTATTGTTGGCGTTGGCGTCGTTTGGTCAATTAAACTAATGTAAACAAAATCGCTGACTAGGTTTACCCTAGTATCTTGATCGTTAAAACTTACTCCAGTAATTGCTACAAAAAATGATTCAACGAAACTCTCTAATGTGTTATCCTGCATACCCGTAATAAGTATTGAATGAAAATGATTACTATCATTCGCGGGGAAAGATATAGTACCACTAGTGTCAAATATGCCAATATCTTGATGGTTAAATCCAGGATGATCTGATTGAATCTCCCAATGCACATCTACAGATTCATAAGAGAGTATACTTTTATCATTTTCAAACAAATCCAAATCATCAAGCAGTTCGGCTCTACTAATATCAATAGATATGACATCGCCTTCCAGAGCAACTTCTTCTTTATTTTTATGAGGTTGTTCATTAGTATGCCTTGCATTAATGTCAATTAATTGCAGCGGTACTAAAGTTACTGATGGAGTTGGCGTAATAGTTGGTGTCTGAGTAGGAGTTACTGTGCTAGTTGGTGTTATTGTAGGTGTAAACGTATTCGTTGGTGTTTGTGTGGGAGTGAAAGTATTAGTTGGTGTTTGTGTGGGAGTGAAAGTATTAGTTGGTGTTATTGTCGGGCTTTTTGTTACCGTAGGGGTATTTGTTGGGGTAAGGGTTACCGTAGGAGTATTAGTTGTTGTTGGAGTAGTCGTTTCAGTAGGAGTGGGTGTTGTTGTAATGCTTGGGGTAACAGAAGGTGTTGGCATAGTGCCAAGGCATCTACTATTAATATCTGCTCCGTGAACTGTTTCTGGAAATTGTATTGAATTCAACTGAACTTGTTGATTTTGATAAAACAATTTAACTTCATAATTCCTAAATAGCCTGTCATTACCACTATTTCCACTATATATAATATCAAACCAGCTAATTATAACAGGTGAACTTAATGTTGATGTAACGGTTTTCTTTACACTGCCACCGTTTGAGTCGTCCACAAGCACTACATTTTGAAAACTTTTAGAATCAAATGCGGTAATCTTCCTACTCCCGCAACACTCATCTACTTGATATGTCCACTGTATCTTATCAACCACAATATTTTCCTTTAAATCAATAATAAATCTCTTCGTAAACCCACTACCACCATGATCGAAGCTATTAAATTGCTCTATACCCCAATAAGAGTTTAAATTATTATCAAAAATATTTGACACATTACCTACTTGAACCCCAATAAGCGGGGCGGCTGATCCGTCAACTGCAAATAGTCCACCTTCAACTTTAGCTACTAATTCTAAATTATCTCTTGATATGTAAACGTCTAGAAGTATCCTGAAGTCAATTAATTCATTTAGATTCATACTACTAACTTGAGATAATCTAGAGTAATTTCCGCTTAATCTATAAATCCCAATTTCATAAGGGTAAGAATACCCACCTAAAGTAAGTAATGTAGAATCTTCACTTAAATTAAACATCGAATAAAATACATGACTAAATCGAGTGTTGGCCTTCAATATCCATTGTTCATTATCTTTCTTGAATAATGTGGCTTCTATAATTCTTGTAGGCAATTTTCCATGACTAAAAACTATGGTCTTAAGAGCTAAAACGCTTTCGCTATCAATAACTATATAGTAACCTGTTTGCTCTGACACAGGTACTTCACTTTCTAATATACCGCTTATTTCTGAATTAGCAGCTACATCGCTTTCATCCAATACATTAAAACCTCTTTGC